CTGTTCCGCGCATCGCGTCGGCCGCCATGCCGCAGGGCCAGGCGCTCATGGGCGACTTCCGCGCGTTCCAGCTGCTGATCTTCGAGGCGCTCTCGATCCTCGCGTTCAACCAGCACAAGGACTACGCGCAGCGGAACCTCGTGTACGTCCGCGCCGAGCTGCGCGCGCTGCAGATGTTCCGGCAGCCCGCGAAGCTCGCCGTCATCGATCTGGAGGCGTGATCGTGGGTGAGATCGTCGTGAAGGACAACGTCCGGTACGCGAAGAAGGACGTCAACCGTGTCGACGTCGTCACCGTCGGCGACGCGGTCGCGGTCAAGAAGCCGATCGAGGACACGGAGGCGTGGTCGCGCGAGCAGGCCGAGCGGGCGAAGGCCGAGCTGCAGGCTGAGCTCGACGCCGCGCGCCGACAGGCCGAGACCGAACTCGAGGCGGACCTGAACGCGCGCCGTTCGGCCGCCGAGATCGAGATCCAGAAGCTGCACGACGAGGCAGCGGAGGAGATCCGTGCGCGCCGAGAAGCGCTCGCGCAGGAGGTCGCCGCGAAGCCCGAGGAGGAGCCGCCCGTGATCGAGCCCGCGGACCCCGTCGAGGAGCAGCCCGCTGAGACCGAAGAGCCGGCGACGAAGGTCGTCGAGCCCGAGGTCAAGAAGGTCCGCGAGCCGACGGCCACCAAGAGCCGTACCACGGCCACGAAGTAACAGAGGGGGCCACATGTCGCCGACCATCCCGCCCATCGTGGCCGGACAGACCGTGATCGACGCGGACTTCTGGCTGAAGGCAGCGCACGGAGCCGTCCGACGCTTCTGCGGCTGGCATGTGGCCCCCACCATCACTGACACGCTCGTGCTCGACGGCAGCGGCGGCAGAGAAATCCTCCTGCCGTCGCTGCGCGTCGTGACGCTCACCTCCGTGCTCAACGACGGCCAGGACGTCACGGCCTCCGTGGACACCTCCCGCGCCGGCATTCTGCGCCTCACCACCGGATGCTGGACCGACCGTCTCGGCCGCATCACCGTCACGCTCACCCACGGGTACTACCTCGACGAGGTCCCCGAAGTCGCAGCGGTCATCGCCGGGGTCGCCAAACGCGGGCCCAACTCGGGACGCGTCGAAGCGTCCGAGGCCGCGAACGGTTCATCGCGTGGCGCTGCGCTCGATCGCGGCGCCCCGCTCTCCATTCCACTGCTCGCTCCCGAGCGCGAGACGCTCGCGCCATACCGCCTCGAATGGGGCGCCCGATGACCACCGCACTCGACTGGATCGGCGACAACACCCCGGACCACCTCGAGCCGTTCATTCGCCAACGCGCCGCACAGATCCCCGACCGATACAACCCGGACGCGACCGTCGACGACTGGACCAACCCGAGCGAGATCATCCTCCGCGGCTCGTGGGACTCCACCGGTTCCACCGTCGGCTCCGACCCCGTCCGCGAGCAGACCACCACGTCGAAGAGGCTCGTGATATTCGACCCCGAAGCCGACGTGCTCAACGGTGACCGCGTCGTCGATGTCGCCGGCGCCGTCTACACCGTCACCGGCCGGCCCTCCCGCGATCAGAACCCTTTCACCGGGTGGCTGCCGACGCTCGTGATCGACCTCGAGGAAGGGACCGGCTGATGGCCCGCAGTGGATCGACCTCGTTCGAGCCCAACCAGGGATGGTTTGACACGGTGCTCCGATCGCCGAAGGTCGAAGCGCTCACCGACGCTGCGGGGGAGCGCACGCTCGCCCGCGCGCAGGCAGCAGCGCCCGTGGACACCCAGGCGTACCGCAACGGCCTCCACATCGAGCACCGCCAGTCCCGCTACCGCCGCGTCACCCGCATCGTGGGAAGCGACGGCAAGACCCTCATTATCGAGTCGCGGACAGGCAATCTCGCGCGCGCCCTGAAAGCGGCGAAGGAATGAGGGTCACCCCACCCGACATCGAGCAGTGGCTCGTCGACCACGTACGCGCACAGGCGGCGCAGGCGGGTCACGACGTCGAGGTCGGGAACAAGGAGCCTAAGACCCTGCGCGTCCCGATGCCGCGGCCCCTGATCGTCATCCGTGACGACTCCGGTACCCGCCTGAGCCCGGTCACTTTCGACCGCTCCATCGGTGCGACGGTCCTGGCTGGAGATCGTCAGAACGACGGGCCAGCAAACGATCTCGCCCGCTGGCTCGCCTCGGTCCTCTTCGACAGCGACCTTCCCCTCGCCGAAGGGTCACCACTGGCCGCGGTCGTCTGGAACGGCTGCAACGGACCGTACGCGGTCCCCGAAACGCTCGACGTCGCTCGCCGGTACATGACCGCGCAGTACGTCGCTGCTGGCTCCTGGTGAGCCACCCACACCACCCATGAGCCCGCGTCGCGGGAGAAGGGAGAGCCCCGTGTCCGCGGACTCTCAGGGAAACGACCTCGACGCTGTCGCGGTCCCCATCATCGGCCTCGCGGCGTTCGCGCCTCTGCTCGAGGCGAACGTCATCGAGAAGGCCGACCTCGGCGCGAGCCCGCTCGTGCTGCCGGTCGCGTACAAGCGCCTCGGCCTGTACAAGCAGGACGGCGGGCCCGCGCCCTCGCGCGACACCGAGGACGCGATCGAGTTCTTCCAGAAGGGCTACACGCTCGCTGGCGACGGCACCCGGTCGGTGGTCATCGGTCTCGCCGAAGACAACTCCGCTGTGCGCGAGCTGACGGAGGGTGTCGAGCCGGACGCGAACGGCGTCATCGAGGTCTCCGCGTCGCTGCCCGACAACCGATTCATCCTGCTCGTGGTCACGAAGTACCGCGGCGGCAAGGAGAAGCGGCAGATCGGCGTCGCGTCCGTCACCGCGATCGAGCAAGACCAGTCCGAGCGGGGCGCCGTCGAGGGTCAGAACGTGACCTTCACCTGGCAGGAGGACGAGCTGTTCAACGGCGCGCCCTACTGGCAGTGGGGTCCGGCGGTCCCGGGCGCTGGCGCCTGACACAGACCGACTGGCCGGGGTGTCGTCGGGTCGCCCCGGCCAGTCTCATCTCCCACCCGATACCCACCCGATAACCCGATTGGAGAACCATCATGGCCACACGCGCCACCACCAAGACCGAGACCGCATCTGCGCCCGTCGAGGAGTACGACTTCGACTCCTGGACCGAAGACGACGAAGAGAAGGCGCTCGCCGCGCTCACCCCCCAGATCAAGTACATCGTCGTAGAGCGCAGCTTCGTCGGTCGATTCGAAGACCGGACGATCATCAAGCTGCCGCTGAACATCAGCCTCGACGACATCGACGCGCTGGCCCAGAAATTCGACAACCCTGTGGATCAGGTCAAAGAGCTGCTCATGCGCATCGGTGGCGAGGAAGCGACCAAGGAGTTCACCCGACAGAACATGGTCGACACCATCGCGATGGCGACGAAGTTCTTCGAGATCTTCGCGCGGATCGCGGGCGCCACCGTCCCGGAATCCTGAGCGTCGTCCAGTTCATCCGAGAGCACCGACGCCTCGTCACCCGCACCCTGCGGGAGACGTTCAGCATCGGCATCTCGGACCTGGGCGGCGCCGTTCCCTGGGGCGAAGCGATCGACCTCATCCACGAGGCCGCCGGCGACCCGGGCACGGCCCTCGGCGCGCAACTCGCCGGGTGGGCGTACCCGGCATCCATCCCCGATCTGCTCGCGCTTGTCGCGCAGACGGGGAAGGCGTCGAAGCACGTCATGCCGTGGGCGATGAAGACGCCCCGCAACCAAGACGCCGCCACCCCTGACGAGGTGGCCGCGGCAGAGGCGGCACTCGAGGACGGCATCGTCTTCGCCACCTGATCACCCGGGGGAGGTGCCATGTCGTCCGAGGTTGGCTCCGGTCACGTCAGCATCTTCCCCGTGATGAACGGGTTCAAGTCCCGTGTCGCTCGCGGTACTCAGGAGGCCGGCGCCGCGGGCGCGAAGACCTTCGACCGCGGGTTTAAGGGCGCGGGCGCGGCCGCGGGGCGCACCGTTGGCCGCGACCTCAAGTCGGCGCTCGCTTCCGCTGCAGGTGACCTCGGCGCGGCGGAGCTCGGGAAGCTCGAGGGTCAGGTCGCGTCGGCGGCCGCCGCGCTCTCGAAGGCTCGACTGCGTCAGCAGGACGACGCCGGCCGTGTGCGCGTCGCCGAGACCCGTCTACAGGAGGCCGTCGCCAAGTCCGGCGAGGGATCATCGCAGGCCGTCGCGGCCGAGGAACGCCTGGCGGCCGCGCGCCGCACGCAGGAAACCTCCACTGCGGCGGTGACGGCGGCGACGGAGCGGCTCCGTTCGGCGCAGGACGCGCTCTCGCGCGCGCAGGCGTCGGTCGCGGCGACGACGGTCGTGGCGTCGGGCGGGTTCCGCCGGATGCTCCGCGACTTCCGTGCAGGGTTCACCGATGCCCGTGCCGCGCAGTCGTCATTCACCGGGCTGACCGGATCGCTGGGCGGCCTGTCCCGCGCGCTGCTCGACGTCACCGGTTTCACGTACCTGGGGCGTCTGGCGAAGGCTGGGGCCGCGCAGGCGGCGTCCGCGTTCGTGTCGCTGGCGACGATGGTCGGCGGTGGCCTCGCGAAAGCCCTCACCGCTGCCAAGTCGTGGGCTTCTGGGGTTGGCGCGACCGTGCGTGGGGCGTTCGCGCCGTACGTGCAGTACGCCGCCGCGGCTGGCACGATCCTCGCGTCGCCGTTCGTGCGCCTGGGCTCGATGGTGGCGACGTGGCTCTCGCCGGTCACCACTCAGGTTGCGGGCGTGTTCCGCAAGCTCGGCCCCGCGATCGCGGGCCCCCTGTCGGGCATCGCATCGGCCGTCGCCGGTATCGCCGGCCCGGTCGGCTCGGCAGCCGCGCGCGCGTTCCAGTCGGTCGTCTCGGCCGCTCAGCGCGCCGGGTCCGCGGCCGGAAACGCCCTCGCATCCGGCATCCAGAGCGCCGCCACAGCCGGCGTCACCGTCGCCGCTGCCGGTATCGGCATCGCGCTCGGCAAGGGCTTCTCTCGGCTCAACTCCATCGACGTCGCGCAGGCGAAGCTCCGGGGCCTCGGGAACGATGCCCAGACCGTGCAGGCGATCATGGGCGACGCCCTCGCCTCGGTGAAGGGCACGTCGTTCGGTCTCGGCGAGGCCGCCACGGTCGCCGCGGCTGCCGTCGCCGCGGGGATCAAGCCGGGCGAGGCGCTGCAGGGCCACCTCAAGTCGATCGCGAACAACGCATCGGCGGCGGGCATCTCCATGGAGGAGATGGGGTCGATCTTCAACAAGGCCGCGACCCAGGCCAACGGCGTCCAGAACGACGTCATCTCACAGCTCGCCGACAAGGGCATCCCCATCTACCAGGCGCTCGCCGAACAGATGGGTGTCACCGCCGGCGAAGTGTTCAAGATGGCCTCCGAGGGGAAGGTTGACTTCGAGACCTTCTCGAAGGCCGC